AGTTTCAATTCCCGTAATCGCCAGCGGCGGCGCAGGCGCCCACGACCCGACCGTGAACGACGCGCTTGGCAAGCTTTCGGAGGGTACGGCCAAAGTCGGCGACATCGCTATCACCGCCCGCACAGACCTCTCCGATGCATGGCTCCCGTGCGACGGGCGCACTGTATCACAGGAGCAGTATCCAAAACTGTTTTCTGTGCTCAGAAGCTCTGCCGCGCCGCTTCCGTGGGCGTTGAAGACATCGAATATTCAGCCTGTAGCTATGTGGTATCTGAATGGGGAATGGGTCGGCCTGTACGACAGAAAGTTCTGGACGTCGCCCGATTTGGGGACGTGGACGCAGCAGGCGGATATGCCGACCGGACTCTCGCTGGTATCGGATGTGCAGTATGCAAACGGCACTTATTACGCTGTTTTTTCCGGAGACTCCACAGAGTTAAACGGAGTGTACACAACACGTAGCCTCGATACGCCGTTTGCGCTATATGCAAGCGGCATCCTGCCTGGAAGCGCTGGACTGAAGATGTTTATTACACCAAACGTTCTGTATATCTACGTAGTAAGAGGCGAATACGGAGCCTATAACAATTACAAGGGAAGAAGCGTAAGCGCCAGCTACGTAAACCAAACAACGAAAGAAATAGTAAGTATCTCAAATTCTATCAGCGGAATTGTATTTTACGCCGAAGAAAAGGACTGCTTTTACAAGCTGAACTGTAGCACCAGCGACATACTGGAGACTTCAAAGGCAAAAAACCTGATCAACCCGACGTGGGAGGCAGTCAGCAGCGTAAACATCAAAGAATTAACTCCGTCCTTCAACCAGCCGTCGACGTACACCTATCACGCCCTGATGTCAGCTTACCATTGTGGGGCAAATATAATTGCTTTTTTTGCACTGGTGAACGCTGCTTTCTCTGGTGCGGGGACCACGATGTATAGCGGATATATGGTATACAGGTATTCTGCGGACTACGGTGCAACGTGGGAAAACGGGAAGGTAGTTTCCTACAAAACCGATAGCTACTCGCTCGACAACTATACGAACGGCAAATACGAAAACGGGCTTTTGGTGCTTTCAGAAACCGCAAGCGAATCTGAAAGTGCTGATCGAGCGGAAAAGATCATTGCGATCAGCGCTCCAGCATCCGGCCCGGTATATGGAGACGTACTGGGGAGCAGCGTCGACAGTATTGCACTATCGCCGGACGGGGAGGCGGCATACATATCATCGAATGGGCTGGCGTACTGCGATTATAGCGCGGCGGGAAAAGAAATCCCTACCATCGGGACGGACACAAGAAGCAATGCTTACATCAAGGCGCTGGAGGAATAGCCATGCGGGATAGAATCGGCACAAACGATCTCGCAAACGGGGCCGTCCGGTACGGGGTGTATGACGCGGCGGGAAGCCTTCTGCGGTATGAATGGCTTCGCCCGGGGGACGAGCCACTTGAGGCCGGAACGCCGCTCACAGCAGGAAACCTGCTGACGGCACAGAGCGCCGCAAAGATCTGGCGAGCGGGCGACGCACCGGCGAACCCGATGGTAAATGAGGCATTCGGGAAGCTTTCGGAACCGAACTACCGCGTCGGCGATACCCTCACAACCGTCCGCGTGCTCTCCGCCCCGTGGCACGCGTGCGATGGCTCAACCTTCGATCAGACTGCATACCCGGCCCTCTACGCAGCCCTCGGCGGCACGACGCTGCCGACGATCAGCTATTCCAGCGATACCACCACCTACATCAAAATGGCGGACAATTAGCCCGGCAAAATAAAAGAGAAAGGTACGGAAAAATGGACACCAAAACCATCATCGTCACCCTCGTCTGCGCCGTCCGCGGCGCGCCCGCGCGGGGGGGGGTAGTCCGCGCCGTCGTCGGGGCGGTACAGAAAAAGCGCGGCAAGGCCACATCGCAGGATACGCACCTCGCCGAGATCGATAAAAAGCTCGGGAAAATGCAGGAGCATCAGGACGAGCAGTATCTGGCAATCCTCCGCCTCACGATCATGAGCGAGGAAATGCCAATGGCAGAGCGCTTGATCGCCGGAGAGAAGTATAAAAAAATGGGCGGGAACGGCGATGTGAAAAAATTCCTGCACCAGCTGGAGGCGCAGTGCGGACATAGCAGTGCGCAATAAATTGGGAGGCAGATATGCGGGTAAAAGGCAAGTGGAGCAAGGGCGAAATGGCGCGAACCATTGTTTTGTATCTGCTCCAGCTCATCACGACGGTAATTGTCTGGGCCTGCGCGCTGAAAACCGTCGCCGTCCTAATTGCAGTCATCCGCAGCCCAGAACTCGGCGCGTCGGTCGACCTGTCCGACGTACTCGGCTTTACCGGCTGGGCAACCATCACAGAGCTTGGCCTGCTTGCCTTCAAGCGGGTTTTTGCGAAGAAAAATGAAACAGTCGAATAGCGAAAGGAGTAATTACTTATGGACTACACACAGATCATCTCGGCAGTGATCGCGCTCATCAGCGCGCTCGTTTCGGCGTTTCTGATCCCGTGGCTCAAAACCAAGATCGATGCCAACAAACTGCAAACCATCAAAACATACGTAGAGATCGGCGTAAAAGCGGCGGAACAGCTCTACGCGGCAACGGACGGCGAGGAAAAGAAAGCCTATGTGATCAATTTTCTGGCCGAACACGGAATCCGGTTCGACGTATCTACAATCGATCAGCTGATCGAGGCCGCCGTGCTGCAGCTGCACCACGAGTTGTACGGGAGTGAGCGGGCATGAGTATCAAGATCGGACAGGCCAGCCTTGGAGAGACGGGCGGCCGCAACCAGCAGCCCGGCAACCAGACCGGGCGGGAGCTGAATATCTCCAACTGGTACAATGGCCGCTGGCTCGGCGTCCTGCGCTACAAGAGCCGCAAAAAGGCCGAGCGGGCCGCGCAGACGTGCGAGGCGGCCATTAAGAACCGGAACATCGGCTACGACATGGACAACAGGAACACGGCGTATGAGGCCGCCAGAGCCGTCGGGTGGGACGTGAGCAGGATCGCAAAGCCCGTGGAGACGGACTGCTCCGCGCTCATGATGCTCTGCGCCGTGGCTGCAGGCTGCGCGTCGGTCGAAGCGCTCTACCGTCGGCAGGGCAACAGCTGCACCACCTACTGTATGCTGCACGATTGGCCAGCAACGGGAGATTTTGTGCTGCTGACCGGCAGCAAGTATCTGACGACGGACGCGAATCTCCGTCGCCTCGCGTCACGGCCCGGGGCGGGGGCGCTGCCGGTGGAGGGCCCTCGAAGATGGAAAAAATGCAGAGGAGGAAACCGAAATGGTAGAAAAGAGCAAGATCATCGTCGACGGAAAGGAAGTCGCCGTTGAGCGTATCCTGAAAAACGGTACGAACTACGTAAAGGTGCGCGATATCGCCGCCGCGCTGGATCTCGAAGTCGGCAATAAAGGAAATATTGCCGTGCTGAAGCACAAGGAAAAGTAAGGAGGCGGGGCGTATGTCGCCGCAGGCGCGGGCCAAGCTGCCGCCAGAGCTGGGCAGGCTGACCAGAAAGGATATGGAGGCCGTAATCTATCAGGCCAATCTTGGCCGGGAAAATGAGAAGATCGCGCAGCTCTATTTTGTGGATAAGCTTCCCCAGGTAGACGTTGCGACGGAGCTGTTCCTGGGCCGCGCCACGGTCCAGCGCCGCCTGCCGGAGATCATGCGGGAGATGCAGCGGACATCCAGCAAACTGTATAACTGAGATAAGCGCCGAGAAAACGGCGCCTCTTTTTTTAAAATTTTTTATTTT